TGCCCGAAGCAGGATGCTCTCATTACCGATTGTGACGATAGCCTCTACTAGGGGTCCTTCATCACCATCAGCCTCATAGTCCTCAGCGAGTAGCTGATCTACCAGGTTATCGGATCCACCATTCGCCTCCTCGAGGAGGAAGAGAGGTACCTTTCCGTGGTACTCTAGGATATGCATTGCATCTGTGTCGGAGTCATTGACGGTAACTGCTTCTGCGAAGTCAGCTTCGTCTCCTGTCCGCGGAGATGTGATTGCTAGGATATAGCCCAATGCGTCCTGTCTGTAAGTTCCTTGACGGATCTTCTCCAACGTACCGACCACCGGTTTGTTCCGGTACTCAATACCACACCCCAACATTCCAGCTATTGAAGTAGCTGCAGGGTCTGGGATGAATTGGTCTGGACGTACTGACTCAGGGGTTACGATAACAGTCTCGTTATCCTCGCCGACCAATCGACCTTCGTCATTGCGCTTTATGACCTTCTCGTTGTATGTATCAACGTTGATCTTTACGATTCCGGTGCCGAAAAGGGCGGCATTGGTGATAGCTTCGCTTAGGACGGACTTGGTGTCTACCAGCTCCATATCCTCACGCAGCTGATCACGCATCAGCAGTGCATCGACTTTCTCCTCATCCTGGATATCATCGACCACATCAAACCAGACTTCTCGTGAAAGGAGTGTTTCTTCCACTTCCGCCACTGAAGTCTCTACTGCTTGAGCTAGAGCGGGGGCAATAAGCCGTGACCGCTCTGAGCTACGATTCTTATCTTGTGCGGCCCAATAGCCGCGCCACATACGCCAATATTCAGCCCATCGAGCTGCTTCAGGAAGGCGGTTGCGGTAATCACGCCAAGGACCTACCCTACCAATAACCCAGGAGGTCAGCCGGTTGCCAGGAACATTCTCTGCTCCCTTACCACCGGAATCAATCTCTCGCGGATTGTCTACGAGTATTTCAATGCCCATTTAATATCCTGCCTGCGGAGAGCAACCTTTCACGCGGTTGTCTTTTCGTGTTAGTATCTGAAGATTGCTGGTGCAGTGTAGTCCGCCTAAGGCAATCGGTGTCATGTGATCTACTTCAAACTCCTCCTCTCCGAGAGAAGCTAGTAGGTATATCAGGGAGAAGTCTTCTGCAGAGCAGCACCCGCATAATTGGTCTCGGACTCTCGCTCTACGTATTGCCGCGTTGCGGCGGGTAGTCAGGGGACTATTCTTATCTGTCCTTGGGTTTTTGGCTCTATAGGAGTTGAGGTACTCCTTCTTACAGGCTTTGCAGCTGTTGATGTGTCCATCGGCCATTTTAGAGTGTTTTCTAAACTCTGTGTGAGGCTTCTCTACCCCACAATCTTTGCATACCTTCATCAGTACCCACTTACTAAGTCTTGAGGTTCCCATAGATCTTCGAAATCATCCATGTCAGCCCATACTGTTGATGCTAATTGGTCCACGTAAGCGACTGCATCAGGACCATCATCATGTGACAAAGGGTCACCGAGGTCTGAGCACTGGTCAAGGAACCACTGATTCCACGGTCCCTCTACAAGCTTGACCATCCCTCTCTGAGCCCTACCTTGTAGTGCCCAAACTATTCGATCTAACTTCTTCTGGTTACCGTGCTTTAAGTCATGTGGGGTAATGAACCGGTTAAGCCGGCGCATCTCATCTTCAAGATACGGGAGGACAGCGTTCTTAAGCGCCCCTTGTTCAATACCTAAGGTACATCCCGGGTGTTGTGAGCAGGTGCGAACGATACGTAGGGCTACTTCCCTTACGTCCCAATGACCGTGCTCTATGTTCAGCACGTACCATCCTTCTGGTCCTACCCATGTAACAGCAATAACGGTCTCATCAGACCGCGGCTTGTGTTTACCATCCGACTTCGCATATCCAGCTAAGTCTACGGTGACTACAACATTACCTTGTGGGAGTTTCTTGTCTTTTACGATCTCAAACCACTCGGGTTTAAGATGTTTTCCGGATCCTGATACGAAGCTGGCTTCCAGCTCCTGCCGGATGTGGTCTCTTGATCCACCTCGGCCGGCGAGTACCCTCTTGAGCTCGTTGCGAGCCAGGAGTGGGTTGTCTACGGACTTAAAGTGGAAAGCTTCCCACTCATCCCATGGACTATCCATCCCCATCTCAACTGGATCCCAGTTAGGAGGGGTAGGCTTGTCGATCGCACCCATAAAGAGTTTGTAAAAGTGGTTTTTCCCCTTCGGCGTACCGATGAAGAGTGCATCTCCTTCTACATCCATCAAGGCAGGTTCTATGATCTCTTCCCAGACCATTTCCTTCATATCCGCGTACTCATCGAGTACAACGTATGAATAACCCTCACCACGTAGAGAATCTGGGTTATCCGCCCCTTTGATGAATATTTGTCTACCCGAGATTAGCTCGATCCACCCATCATTTACGTTTTCACGTTTGATGAACCCTCCCTGCTTCTGGTACCCGAGTAGAGTACGCAATTTAGGCCACATCACACGACGGGCCTGGTCAGCAGTGGGGGCTACATAGTAGACCTTGTTTTCTGGGGTTAGTTTGTACCCTTTGTGGGTGTTTTGGAGGGCTGCAAGCCCGAGCATGGCAGCTGCGAAATGCGACTTTCCAAAACGTCTTCCCGCTGCAACCACCTTAAAGCGAGCCTTACTATTGTAAATAGAGACTTGCCCGGGGTGCAGGGATACGTCAAGCTCCATTACCTACGGGTAATGCCCATCGCTTTATCAGCAGCGGCTCGAGCGGCCGCGGCCGCATCTTGGCGACTAGAGATAGCACGTGATGCTTTCCCCGCTTGCCCACCAACATAACGCGAAGATGCTTGACGAGCATTCGCATTATTGAGCTTTCGCTTAGCACTATCGGTCATCTCGACCGGTTTGTGCTCTGATCCATCAACTTTCTTAACCATTAAGTACGTCCCTTACCTCGGCTAGTACTTTGGTTGTCGGATTGACCAGACTTACCCTGAAAAGACGGGGGCTTATGTAAGCGGTGCTTGGTCGGGCCTTTACCGGAGATGTTTCCACCACCAGATTGAATTCCAGAGCCACTAGCGTCCGGAGTTTGGTTTGATTGATTAGCCATTTGTATCCTCATGGTCTATGATTTCGGCCTCTTCTATCTCTAGATCGGAGGTCGATAGGTTTTTGATCCGAATAATAATTTCGGGATTATCCTCTCCAGCATCTGATTCGGTCTTAGCGTTCGAAACGAACTTGTCAAAAATCAGTTTTGCCGCCTGCACATTCCCTTCGAGAGCCTCTGCAGCCATACTTGCGAAGATAGCCTTGATCGTTTCAGGATCTACAGCTTCTCGTAAGGCTAGCTCAGCCTGCTCTTTCAGCTCAGTGATGCGGTTCTTAGCGCCCTTAGGACGACCTTTGGGGTTACCAGAAACCCCCTTGACGAATTGTCCTGAGGAAGATCGGATCACCTCCTTATTTGTATTGTCTTTCACAGCCTCTCCCAAAGCTTGCGTAGCCAGCGCCAGAAGCGAATTAAGAGGCCTCTAATACCGGGGGGAGCGGGGCTACTCCGTCTGTAACGGTAAAACCCACCGTATTTGACAGGGCACTCTCATCACCATCGATATCTATAGCAGTCAGCGCGATAACATTGCGCCCATCCGGGAAATTATCTAATGGAGCCTCGTATTGATTCTCCCCAACCAAGGTACCGACAACAATATAGAAAAAATCAGTCTCTTTAGAGATATTCTCGTTGTCAGAACGGTACAGATTGTAGTTTAAGGGTCCGTTTACCGGAGTCCCATCGACATTCTCAGTAGGTGCGGTCCAGCGTACTGTCCCTGGGTTCACACCCTTTTCAATATTAGCCACTATTTTCTCCTTGAGAAGATGTTACGTATCCTACGTCCGATAGCCCCTAACTTGTAGGATCCTAACGGTTTACCGACCCTAAAGGCGGTTTTATCCTTGATTCTTGCGTGGTAGAACTTACCTTTCGACCTAGCAGTGAGGAAATCGAGCGAAAGCTCCTTTGGAATACCACCCCATACGTATTCTGGGTACTGTTTACGCTTATTGAACTCTATATGCAGCTCTTGCGTAATTGTATTGTAACCAATCCGGCGTATTGCCTCACTATTGGTTATGTCTGTGTACAGGAGTGGCATGTTAGGCAGGCTTCCTTGCCGCAGTCAAATGTTTTGACATTGATCGTGCGTGGATCCAGTGACGAGAACTCAGCGATCGGCATTCAGCACGAAGCCCTCTTGATCAAGTGCTTGTGCTGCCTTACGCAGCCTGGCTGTTGGCGCAGGCTTCCTCGCCCGACTGAGAAGAGCCTTAATGACTTCGTCGTCGATAAGGTCTTCAAAAAGAATTTCCGGTAGGCCTATTGCACCTTCCGGGAGGGGTAGATCATCAATTGCTCGACCTGAGGAAAGAATCGTCGTCTTCGAGCGGGTCTTGGATAAGGCTTCCATCTCCAGTCGATTCACATGCCTCAAGATTGGTGCGTTCGAGGATCTCGTTGACTTGTTCCAGAATTCTTTGCTGGACGACTCTTCGCTGTCGCTCACGTCTACGATCTGCGGACGTTTTTCCCATGAGGGATGTTCTTTTGGTAATCGTTGTTCTCAGAGTCACGTCCACTACGGAATGCGTCGGACTTCCGATCTGTAGCAGAGCTATTCCCACCAGAAGCGTTACCACCTCCAGACTGGTTCATGTGATCTGTTGACTGTCCTTTTCGGGATGCCATAGTTAGTTTCCTTTGGGGTTGGGATCTCTCGGGGGTTTTAACCCGGAGATCAAGTTCGCATGTGCGTTTAGTATGGGGAGTTGGGAAGTGCAGGTAATGATCGATAAGTACCGACATATGTGGAGTCAATGTCCCCTTTGCGGGGACTTGGAGTACATTCGGTACATGAGGTACCTCCAGGAACTCCAGACAGACTTATCCTATAAATTTAAGTAATACGTATTTGTGAAACAAATACAAAACCCGAAGGGTGAAACTTAAGCGTAAGCGTAACCGTTCGTTATATCATAGATACAACTCACTTTACATACACTGAATATTACTATTATCGGAAAAACAGAACACTTGTCAACCCCTAAAAGTGAAACTTTTTTGTAACAAAGTGTTACAGACTGAAACATATTGAAATAAATACCTACTTCTAACACCTAGAAGTTATCCAGTTTTTCTCCACTTTGGGTTACGAAAAACAGGATTCCATATATTTACTCTATTTTTTGTATACAAATCAACTACTTAACCCCCAACCTAAGAAAGTCTACTCCCCTGTAATTATCTTATTCTGCCTGACCAGAATTAGGTTCATATGTCGATCGAATTGTATAGCCTGACTTGACTTTTTCATTTCTCGTTCCCTAGTGCTGCTACCGCAGAAAAAACCGCCTGGGTATAAGGGATGCCCC